CATCGGCCGGCGGCGCGGGCGCGTCCGGCGCAGCGGGCTCGGGCACCGGCGGCGGATACGCCGGCGGCGGCGGGTCTCGCGTAGGAGTTGCCCGATGAGTCGCGTAGCGACACGCAAGCCGAAGCAGAAGAGCGGCGGGGGCCCCACCGTGAAGGCAGCCAAGCGGTTTGCCAAGAGCGGGAAGGGCTCCGGGTACTGATGTGATTCTCTCGAAGCTCCCGAACGGTCTCGAGGACGCGCAGGCGCTGCTCAAGCGGCGCGCGGCGGCCGAGACCAAGAAGAACTTGTGGCGCGCGCTTTACCGCGACGCGTACCTGTTCGCGATGCCGTCACGCGAGACATTCACGTGGCACACCGAGGGGCAGTACCGGAACAACCGGCTGTTCGACTCGACGTTGCAGGAGGCGACCTACACGGCCGCCAATACGCTCTGCGCGCTGCTCTTCCCCTCGTGGGTAGAGTGGGTGCAGTTGAGCCCCGGCGGGGACTTCACGGCGGACATACTCGAGCGGAACCCGAAGATCATCTCCGGGCTGCAGATGGCGACGAAGACGTTCTTCCAATATTTGAACGCGTCGAATTTCAACACGGTGATCAGCGAGGCCGCGCTCGACCTGCAGGTTGGCACAGCGGCGCTGAGCTTCAACGAAGGGGACATGGACGAGCCCTTCATCTTCGAGTCGATCCCGACGTCGATCCTCGAACTCGAGGAAGGCCCGAACGGAGCGCTCGAGACGAAGTTCCTTGAGCGCGAGACCGAAGCGCGGAACATCACGCGCATGTATCCCGGGATGGAGCTGTTCGACCTGCCGCGGGGCATTCAGGAAATCGTCGCGAAAACCCCGGACACGAAGGTCAAGTTTATCCAGGCCGAGGTCTACGAGCCCGAGGCCAAAAAGTACTACGGTGTCGTGATCTTCCAAGAAGGCCCGACGATCAGTTGGCGCTACGAGTACGACAAGAGCTGCCCGATGATCGTAGCGCGGGCCTCGAAGACCGCCGGCGAGACATACGGCCGCGGCCGCGTCCTGCTGGCGCTGGCGGATGCGCGCACGCTGGACCGCATGCAGGAGTTCGTCCTGTCGCAGGCGGCCCTGTCGATCGCGCCCCCGATGACGGGCGTCAGCGACGGCGTGCTGAACCCGTACACGGCGAGCCTCACGCCGAACACGATTATCCCGGTGGCGTCCAATGCGGACGGCTCACCGTCATTGAAGCCGATCGAGCTGGGGCAGAACTTCTCGATCACCGAACAGATGATGAAGGACCTGCGCGAGCGGGTCCGCCGGACGATGCTCGGCCCGGAGCCCAGCGAGGGCCCGATCAAGAGCGCGACCGAGATCAGCATTCAGGATCGCAACCGCCTGTGGGCGATGAACGGCGAGTACACCCGCATTCAGGCGGAGCTGCTCGCGAAGATCGTCTCCCGCGGTGTGTACATCCTGCAGAAGAAAGGCTTGATGGCGAAGTTCAAGCTGGACGGAAAGCAGGTGACGGTCAAGTACACGTCGCCCTTCGCGACCACGCAGAACGCGGATGACCTGCTGTCGCTGCAGAAGACGATCCAGACGGTCCTCGGCCTCGGCCAATCCGGCCCCGGTGCGCTGATGACCGGGCTGAAGATCAAGGAGATCCCGGCCTACGTTGCACGTCTCAACGGCGTGCCCGAGCGCCTGATCATGACGGACGCGGATCGCGATGAGCTTATGCAGCAGAGCGTGCAGATGCAGCAGGCAGTACAGGCGAATCAGGCCGCGCACGCGGGCAATGTAGCCGCACAGCAGGCCGCCGGCGAAGCCGCCGGCGGAGCGCCACAGCAAGGTGGCGGACCCCCGGGGTTCCCCGGACAGTAAGGAGTTTTTATGGCGGAGGAGAAGCCGCTTCCGTGGATGGACGAGCTGTTCCCCGAGGCTAGCAAGCTTCGGGACAAGCAGCGACAGGACGCATCGGTATTCGCGCAGCGGTACCTCGTGTTCAAGGGCCCGACATCGGACCCGCGGGCGCGAGAGCTGTTCGAGCACTGGGTGAAGGCGGTGAGGCGGGCGCGGCTCCCAAAGAACGCATCGGCCTCTGAACTCGCGGCGCACAATGCGATGCGCGAGTTTTTGGAAGGGATTGACGCGCAGATCGATTTTGCGAAAGAGCGCGTCAATGAACCATGGCTTGAAACTTAAAGGTATGCAACGTGACCACACCTGCGGCCGCACCAGCGGCACCCGCAGCGGGCACAGCAGCCCCGGCGCCAGCGCCAGCTCCTGCCCCTGCTCCAGCACCGGCGGCGACGCCCCCTGTAACTCCTGCGGCAGCGGCTCCGGCCCCTGCCCCGGCTGCACCCGCCCCGGCGGCTGCGCCGGTCGACTCGCTGATCCCCGAGGACGCTCCGGCGGCCCCGGCGGCGGCGCCACAGACTGACGCGGAGAAACTCGCGGCCGCGCGCGAGCTGATCAAGCAGGCCGATGCGGCCGCTGATCCGAACAGCGGCAAGGCTTGGCTGCTCAACGACGGCGTGATGGGCGTCGGCGAGAAACCGAGCTGGTTCAAGAACGACAAGTACAAGACGGTCTCCGCGCAGGCGGAGGCGTACGTCGCGCTCGAGAGCCGCTTCGGCAGCTTCACCGGCGCGCCCAAGGACGGCAAGTACGCGTTCAAGGCGCCCGAGGGCATCGACTTCTCAGCGGACCATCCGCTCGTGAATGATTTCACGAAGTGGGCCGCGGAGAACCAGCTCAGTCAAGCGGGCTACGACCAGCTGCTCACGCGGCTGATCGAGCACGAAGTGGCTCAGCAGCCGAATTGGGATCAGATCCGGACGAACATTGGCGCGGACGTGGACGAGCGCATGGCGCAGACCACGGGCTGGGTCAAGGCGAACCTCGGCGCGGAGGGTTTCTCGCTGCTCCGGCAGGCGACCTCCGGCACGAACGCTGACTCAGTGTTCAAGCTGGTCGAGTCGCTGGTGAACAAGTCCGGGCAGGTCCGCCTGCCGTCCGCGACGCGCGGTGACGCGCCGGCGACCGCGGCGACCGCCGGCGAAGGGCTCTCGGCGATTCAGGCGCAGTTCGGCGCGAAGACGGCCGACGGCCGGCTCCGCACTGAAGTGGAGCCCGGTTATCGCGCGGGCCTCGAGGCGAAGTTGAAGGAGTACTTTGACGGGATGCCCGCGGGCACGCAGTACCACGGTTCAAGGACCAATTAATGCCACTCAAGTCCGGCTCGAGCGACGCAGTCGTCTCCGCCAATATCAAAACCGAAGTTGCTGGCGGCACGCCGCAGAAGCAGGCGGTGGCGATTGCGCTGCATAAAGCCGGGCGTGGGCGCATGGCAAAGCGGAAGAAGAAATGAGAATAGCGAAGCGCGTCCCGAAGGCTACGCGGCAGGCGGAGCATCCTTCGAAGCAGAAGGGTCCCCCGTACTCCGCTGGGGCCGTCGGGCGCATGGTGACGAAGAACAAGAAGTAGCCTTTCTAGGGACTATCTGCGAGATAGTCCCCGTAAAGACTATTTGCTCCGGCTGGCCGCGGGGACCTCGCAAGAGCCCGCTTCCGCCACTGGCGTAGGTGCTACGAGACAGCGCAAGGCGAGAGAGGGCCGGAAACGGGACCCCGATCGAGCACACGCCGCGGAAGACGGCACGTTGATATCTCTCCCTTAACCAGTACAGGATTAAGATCCAATGAGCATTCATTTAGGTGGGACGTATTCGTCCACCACGAACGCCGCTATCGCTGCGTTCGACACCGAAGTGAAGCTGGCGTATCAGGGTGAAGGCGTCCTCCGCAACAGCGTCCGCGTCAAGAGCGGCGTTGTTGGTCAGCAGTTCGCTTTCCGCAAGATCGGCGCATCGGTTGCCTACCAGCAGACCGCGTCGGCCGAGGAAATCACCCCGAACGACACTTCACACACCAAGATCTTCGCGACTCTGACCAACTGGCGTGTGGGCGACTACACCGACCTGTTTGATCAGGCGGAGACCAACATCGACGAGCGCACCTACCTCGCGAAGGATAACGCGAAGGCTATCGGTCGTGCCGAAGACCAGCTCATCATCAACGCCCTTGCGGCGGCGAGTGGTGTTGCGGGTACCGTTGCTTCTGGCTACGGCGGCACCAACACCGGCCTCACGGCCGACAAGATCCGGCATGCCAAGCGTTACCTCGTGCAGCAGCAGGCTTCTGGCGGTGACCATTACATGGTCATCAACGCGATCGCCCTCGAGACGGCTCTGGCCGAGATCGAAGTGACGAGCGCGGACTTCCAGACGATGCGGCTGTTGACTGATGCCGACATGAACAACAAGAAGGCGTTCGGCTTCCAGTTCAAGGTAATCGAAAACCGCGTGGAAGGTGGACTTCCGGCGGGTTCGACGAGCGTCACGGAGTGCTTCGCGTACGACCGTGCTGCCGTGGGTCTGGCGACGGCGATCGAGCCGCAGTCCAGGGTTGACTACATCCCGCAGAACAATGCGTGGCTGTCTCAGTCAATCTACATGGGCGGCAGCGCGATCATCGATGCGCTGGGTGTCGTGGTCGTCAACGTGTACGGCGTCTAAGCGCTGCACACCTAACAGAGGAACACGACAATGGCCTTTTCAAGCTTCAACACTCAGTTCACTCGGCTTGGTCCGCCGAATGACAACTGTGCAACCGTTTGGACCTACGTGACGACCGACACACAGGCGGCACTCGGAAACCCGGGCTACTTCAATGCCGTTAGCGGCAAGTTGAAGGTCGGCGATCTGGTGTACGTGACCTCGGCTTCTTCGCCGTGGCTCAACGCCCTGTTCATCGTTCGCGCGAACACCCGTAACCTCACGGCTTCACCGCCGGTTACTGGCGTCGTGACGATGTTCGTAGGCTTCACGCTGACGACCAGCGCCTAAGGCTGGCAAAGGAATCCCCGCCGGTCGGTACCGGCCGGCGGGGCCTCCCCTCCTTCTTCCCAAGGAACGACAGTGACAATTTCGATTCCGTCGACTGATGTGGCTGCGACCAACCTGAACAGCATCATCAGCAACCTCACCACGCAGATCACGAACGCCGGCAGCAACGGCCCGCTGATCTTCGCGCTGACCAAGCAGAAGGCGAACGCACAGATGAACCTCGTGCTTCACCTGCTCGGCCGCGGCAACATCACGGCAGCGAACGTCCTCGCCAACGAGACGTACGCGGCTGCGCAGGACGGCGCGGACCAGCGCTAAGCCATGACGACCGGCTACATCAAGAAGTGGACCCCGTTCATGTGGGCGGCCGCGCTGCGGTCGCTCCAGCAGGGTTCGCTCAATGTCGGCACGGATTACGCGAACCGCAAGAACCTCTACAACCTCGCCGTGATCAACGCTAACGGCGCGGCCACGTGGGCGCGATGGCGCGCCGGCGGGGTAACAGCGCCGAACGGCGCCCCGGCGTTCAATGCCCACGGCTCGCTTCTGATCTTCGTGCAGAACGTGCCGGGCTACGTCTCACCGGTCGGGACGAACGACTAACGTCATGCGAACAATGCTGGTCGTGGGAAGCGCACCATGCCTGTTCGACGACGTGAAGCGTGCGTTGACCCTGAGGCCCTTCGCCAGCATGATGCTGGTGAACGGTGCGTGCACCGCGTTCGAGAACGTGGAGCACGTGCTGGCGGGCCACGAAGAGAAAGCGGAGTTCTTCGCGCGCGAGCGCCGGGAGCGATTCCCGAACGCCGCGCCGTGGAAGCTCCACGCGTGCTGCCATCCCCACCGGGAGAAGCAGTACCGGTCCATGTTCCCGAGCGTCACGGACTGGCACCCGCACGAAATGGGTGTTGGCGCCACCTCGGCGAGTAAGGCCGCGAAGCTGGCATACCAGCGGCTCGGCTTTGACGAAGTGATCCTGTGCGGGTGTCCTATGGATCAGCCGGGTTACTTCCCGGGTGAGGCGAAGGTGCCGCAGCACATCATGTGCGCGCGCATCGGTGACTTCGGCAAGATGCTGGATATCCGCGGCAAGGCCGTAGTCGGCGGCAACGGCGCAACCACGCCGGTGCAAGAGACGCGGATCATCAAGGGCTACCGGGCGAACCTCGCGCTGCTGGCCCAAGGCGAGTTTAAGGGGAAGGTATTTTCGATGTCTGGCTTTACCCGAGCACAGCTCGGCCTACCTCCGGAGCTTATAGAGTGA